GGTTGCAGTTCTTTTCATTAAAAAATAATTAAATAAAAATTTTGCTAACTCAGGAGATATTAATTTTTTTATTATTGTATAATCTTTTGTCATTTTATCTCCAATCAGGTCCTTGAAACCAAGTTACTAAAGAATATCTTACTCCACTTTTTACAGGTAAAACTCTATGAAATGAAAAACTTGGAAAAATAATTAAAGTTCCTTGATTTCTAAGTGTTACTGTTTCTGTTTTATTATCCTCTGAATTTTCCATATTCCTTAAATCAAATTGAAGTTCCCCACCTTCGTATTCACTAGGATCATTTAATAAAAGACTATAAGATATTTTTCTATTGCGGCCCCCATGTTTTGTTTTAATATCTTCACCAAAAAAACAATCTTGGTGCCAATCATAAAATTGACCCGGGTGATAAACTGTAAACTGACTTTTTTCTGCACCAATTAAATCATAATTCCAATTAAATTTTTTCATTGCATCCCATACCCATGGATGCACTATTCTATGTATCCAAGGACAATCTAACCATGATATATTTGAATCTCGTTTTTCTAATAATTTTGTGGCTTTAGAAGTATTATTTTTTATATCTTTAATATTATTACCGGTTGAATAAATAGTTCCTAAATTTCCTTTTTCAGATAAACCATATTTAATAATATCGTTACAAACTCTTACTGGAATTGCTTTATCGTAAATTGCGTATTGGTATTTACTAATTGACATACATATCTTTCGATATGCATTTATACATAAAATTAATTCTTAGTCAATTCTAATTATTTGACTTGAACAGTACCTGTTACAGCAAATGTACATAAAATATCACCTGATGGTGATAATGTAGAAACTGAATTACTACCTGGAGCAATTGTAATATCAGGAGCTGATAGTCCTGCAGCTGCTGGTATTCTTATAAATATTTTTCCATTTCCTCCTGGCGTTCCTGGTGATGGGTTATTACTTCCACCGCCTCCACCGCCACCAAGTCCATCTGTTCCTGGAGTATTTGGAGAACTTCCGCCCCCTCCTGATCCTCCGGAAGATGGGCCTCCTTCTCCAGGGTGGTCACCGCCACCTCCGCCTCCAGCATAAGTTACTGAAGAATCTGTAATAGAATTTGCTGCGCCGTTTCCACCAGATCTTGACCCTGGTCCGCCGTTTGCTCCGGCTGCTCCGGCTCCGCCGCCACCCATACCAGCTGAACCTGGACTGTATGGTGTTGAATTTGTTCCTCCTGGATTTCCTTCAGGTGGACTATATCCTCCTGCATTACCAGATCCGCCAGCTGCAGGGTAAGGTCCCGCACCGGCTCCTGATCCACCAGGTTGTCCATTTCCTCGTCCGCCTCCAGTAGATGAAATTGTAGTTTCTACTGCTAATGAACTATCTCCTCCGTTTGTTGATGAGTCTGGAGATCCATTTCCCTGTCCATTTCCTCCTGTGCCTACTGTAATAGTGTATGGAGTAGCTTGTGCCATTTCAACTTTTGTTCCGCCAGGAAATGAAGATCTCATACCTCCAGCTCCTCCGCCTCCGGCTTGTGTTTGGCCTCCGCCACCGCCACCGGCAATTACTAAATAATCAACTTCAACTGGTGGTCCTCCAGCTCCTCCTGATCCAAATCCTAAAACTCTATATCCAAACATATTATACTATTGCCTCCCATGCAGAACTTGTTGCGTTCCATTTATAAATTGTACCATCAAAATCAGAAGTAAGTTTTTTACCATCCCATGTTCCTAAATCTTCTCTCCAGTTTATTTGATATTCTTTGTCTTCGCCACCTTGTGAATAAGTTGTAATGCTAGGAAAAGCAACCGGCGGCTCATGTTTAAAAGTGGTAGTGTTTAAAGTCCAAGAAGGAAAAGGTGCAATACCAATAAATACATCATTAGCTTCATCCCAAGTACAACCAATTCCACTAGGATTTACTCTATCAACAGCCCAACCTGTGTAGTCGCCATCTCTAGCAAAAGCTTTATAAATATTTCCTCTTTTCCAAAGACTATTTACATATTCTTCTGCTGCTACACTTGTAGGATCTGCTTCAAGTGTTGTATCTCCTATTGGAGTATTACCACCTAAAACAAAGGTTTGCATTACTTCTTTCGTTCCCCAGTGTATTTCTGCGAAATAAACATTAGCCATTTTTTAATCCTATGCGTCGTTAGCAAGGTCAGTAGTAAAGAATAATTTAATACCAAGTAATCTTGCGTCAGCTGTTAAATCATCTGCTGAAACATCTCTTGATATTTGAAAGAAAGTATATTCGTTATCTCCAGGTGATCCTGCTATAGTTACTGCTCCACTTTCTGCTGCAACATCTAAATCATTAGATGTTCCACTGTGTGCTTTTGCTGTCGCAACAACTTGCGTTCCAAAAGCCGTATTTAAATCTCCACTATCAGCTAATGCTACGCCAGATAATCCCCATGCAGTAGTTCCTGTGTTTGTAGATGTAGCTGTAAAGAAAGCTTGAAAAGTAACTGTTCCTGCATTCCATGATTTAGGAAATGCTACAGCGAATTGTGCAAATTCATCAGAATCTTTGTCAAAGTCTAAAACTTTAATTTCTGGACCATTAGATAATTCTACTTGAGCAGCTTCTGCTCCGTTTGTTGAATTAGCATACATAGCAACTGCTGGAACCCACATAGTTTCTTTTCCTGCAATTTTAATTGCACCTGTAGCATCAGCAGCATCGACTGCTTTAGCAACTCCCGTACCGTTAGGAGAAATAGTAATATCTCCATCAGCAGCATCTGTAATAGTAATTGTACCTGAATTTGTTCCAGAGTTAGTGCTTAAAATTAAATCTGCAGCTCCACCAGTTGTTACTGTAAGTGTACCTGCTCCATTAGAGGTTAATGTAGCTGCTGCTCCCGAATCTCCAACTTTTACAGTGTCACCAGCAAGAACAACATCTCCTGTTCCTGCAGGAGCAATGTTAATATCACTATTAGTTTCACCTGTTGAGGATAGAGTTGGTCCGTTACCTGTAGACGCGTTTGCAATCGTAAATTCGTTTACCGCTGAACTTGTTGCAGTTAAATTAATTAATTCATTTCCATTTGTATCTGAAATTTTTGTTCCGATTACAGGACTTGTTAAAGTTTTATTTGTTAAAGTTTGTGTTCCAGTAAGTGTTACGTCACCGTCTCCAAAACTTAAAGTTGCAATATCTGGATTAGTTCCATCATTAGCTGTTGCAAAAACTAGTTGATCACCTTTATCAGTTGCTGAAAAAGTAAATGAGTCTCCAGACCCAGTTATATATTTAAATTGTACTGAGTATGCACCTGATGTTGAATTTCTTAAAACATAAAAAGTTTGAACATCAATTGGAATTCTTACAACTTGATTTCCTGTAATGGTACCAGTAAACTCAATCATTCTATGAGATAAAACTGCACCAGTTGATCCATCTTGAACAGTTAAATCAGTATTTTGTGCTCCACCAGCAATTGATTGCTGAGTAAAACCACCTGAAATTTGTTCGATGATTTGTAAATTAGTATTAGTCTTCGTTCCCCATGTACCGGCGTTTTCACCAGTTGCTTGAAGTTCTACCCCTAAAGGTGTGTATGTTGATGCCATAAATTTTCTCCTACGCTACGTCTTTATATGTTATATTAGTGCCAGTTGCAACATCAGAATACGAAATATTTGAACCCGTGTCAACTGATTGATACGCTTGAATTCCAAACCCCGTAGAGGTTCCAAACGCAGCTACAGAAGCGGTGAATTCTTGCCCTGTTAAACCTATAACATCTGCAGGCACTAATGATCCTACACTAGCTGTAAATGATACACCAGTTATACCTACAACTTGTGCTGAAGGATCTATCACTCCTACAGCTGAAGTTATTGCTTGACCACTTAAATTTAAAATTGGACTTGAGTTTATAGTTATTGAACCAACATTTGAAGTTGATGATATACCAGATATTCCTATAACATCTGCTGGAGATATTGATCCAACAGCAGAAGTTGATGATAGACCAGATATTCCTACAACATCTGCTGGTGTTATTGAACCAACATTTGTTGTTGCTGAAATTCCTGTTAAAGCAAAAGTTGGACTACTAATTATTGTTGGTGATCCAATGCCTGCAGTTGATGAAACTCCTGTTAAACCTATAACGTCTGCAGTTTCTAAAGCAAAAACTCCCCAACCTTGTTGACTATACGTACCTTGGTTCCAAGCACTTCCACATCCAACTGTAGTTGTTACTGCATTTGGTGCTTCTAATTCTACAACTAAACCTGACTCGCCCCAATTTTCAACTCCCCAACCATCTTGGCCCCAACCTACTGCTATTTGAGCAGAAACAGAAACAGATCCAATTGCAGAAGTTATAGAACCAGGTGAAGTTAAACTTATTACCGCATCATTTAATTCTCCCCATTCACTATCATTCCATGCTTGTGCACCCCATCCTAAAGAAAATGCTTCATCCGTACCCCAACGATTAGTATTCCAACCTAAAGCTCCCCAAGTATCTGCTGTAGGAGTATTTGCTGTTCCACCCATTCCAGAGTGATTAGTACAATAATAATATAAAGTTGGTGCAGAATCTGCGACTACAATTTGTGTATATGCTCCAGAATTTCCAGGAGTTCCATTTGTAGTAACTCCGGTAGTATATTCATCACCTCCTGAATGATTTCCATTACTTGTTGTAGAAAATCTTAATGGGTGATTATTGTTTGAAGAATCCGATTGATCAAATTTATACGTTCCACTTTCTGCTAAATATAAAGTTTCTTGTAAATTACCATCAATGTAATATCTATTTCCGGAGCCAGGATTGGCTACCGTTACCGTGTAAGTTCTAGTAACGGACATACGTCGTTACTCCCCTAGGCTAATCTTATGATTGCGTTAGATGCGTCTGCTGTTGGAAATTGAATTGTAAAAGTTCCGCTGGTTACAGTTTTGTCTGATCCAAAAGCAACTACTGCACACGCTTTATCAGATTGTGTATCATTATAAATTAAACATCCGTTTGCTGTAAAAGAAGCAGAAGAAAAACTTACATCTGCAAAATCACAAACTGCAGTTGTTCCATCAGTTGTTGGTGTTACACTTGTAAGAGCTGCACCACCTGCAGTGTATGCAGTTCCAGATGAATTCGTAATTTCATTTGATGTTGAATAAGCTGTAGTTCCAGCTCCTAAAGATGCTGAACTTGTGAATAAAGCTATTTTAAAAGTGTTTCCACTTGTTGCTGTAAAATTGTGTGTACCAACTAAAAGTTCTTGTTTAAAACTTGTACAAATTGCCGATGTTATTGCCATAATTTATCTCCTACGGGTTTGCCGAATTTACTGGTATACGAACAGCTCCATCAGTATAATCATCTCTTCGTCTTCTACCAACTTGCTCATTAGCAAACTTCTGTACCTCTTGTTTATACTTATTTTCATATAGTGTCAACATGTCTATCGGACCTTTTAAAAATCCATATGCTTCTGATAAACAACAATATAATAGCCCATTCGGAAAATTAAGACTAATGTAGTTGGTATCATTATTTTCTAAAAGAACAGGCATTTTGTTAAAAAGAACTCTAAATTGATATGTTTGATCTGGAGTTGGAGATACTATAATACGGCCTGAAGTGGTGTCAGACTCTCCTGTTGCTCCACCATACATGGCATAATATTTTGGCTTACCTCTTTTTGCAGATTCTGTAGATGAAACATATTCTTGTAAGTATGAATAATCTTTTTTTTCTAAATAAATATTTGTTCCAGTAACAGCCGATGTTGAATCATATACTTGTATGCCTCTAATAAATAAACACCCTGCTGGAGCATTAACTTGATTTTGCCCTACAACAAATCCACCTGTTTGTTGCACTCTATCTGCATCAATAGGAACATCTCTCATAATTCTATATTGTGCATTTAAAATAATATTTTCTAAAACAGCATCTGTTAAAACATTTGAATCTGTTTCTGTGTAACTTCTTATCTGAGTTTTTAATCCTGATGCACTTAATCCAGCCATTATGCTATTGCCTCTCTACAACTTAAACAATTTTTTCTAAACCTGTTATGTTTAGTGCAATGTTCTGGTTTAATTTCTTGGACTATAACAATAGGTTCTTCTTGTCTTTTAGGTTTAAAAATATTTTTAATTTTATTCCAAATATAATTTATCATAATATACCTCTTATCATTGGACTAACATATATATTTTGTCCACCTCCAGTTATATTACCAACAGCGTTATAAGGCAAGGTTACTGTGAACCCTGTATTAACTGTTTTTGTAGCAGGCATGGCACCTGTATTCTCTGTTCTTGTAGTTACAGATTGTATTTCTAAACCTTGAAAAACATTAGAAATAGCATGTGCTGTTGCTTCTGTGCTCTCTGGTGTTTCTCCTCTAAATGGAGCGTTAGTTCCTCTTGTTAAACCTGTTATTGTTTGTGCTCCAGATGTACCTGTGTATTGTATAACTTCTCTTTGAATAACAGGAACATAATTTGGATCTGTTGAACTTGGTGAAGTTGCACTTTGTATAAAATAAAAACCTGTTGCAGGAAAATTAGTATTAGAATCAAATGTTGCTGTTGTTGCTGAAGCTGTTATTGCATCTGCTATTGCAAATATTGGAAAAAGATTACTTCCTAAATTAAAACTTTCTGTAGGATCATTGCTAGCTGGATTATAAAATAAAACAAAATCTCCAACTTTTAAAGTATGATTAAGTAAACTAACAGTTAAAGTTGGACTACCGTTTGTAATTGTAAAAGGATTATTTGGTAAAAGAACTGCAGTTGGTGGTTCATTTCTATCACTTCTAACATTTCTTAATGCAATACCATCACCTGTATTTGGTTTAGGTTCTAATTGTGGTTGTTTTGGTTCAAACTCTGAATTATGTACAAACGCACCATTCCATTCTCTGACCATTTCTCTATATGGAAATTCCATACCAGATCTATCAGATATTGCTTTTGCATGTTTTCCTGTTGCATACTTTGCCATTATTTTCCTCCAGCTCCCATAGGTTTTCCAACACTACCACCCATAGCATATTCTCCAGGTTGATATCCTTTTTCTTTTAATCTTTTTTCTAACTTAGAAAAATTTTTTAATTCTAAACCTTCAACATAAAGATCTAAAAGTTCTGCATCTCCTGTGCTTTCAATAAAATCTTTAAAACTTCCGTAATCTGCCATTATGTTCCTGGGTAATAAGCTTTAGGCGTAATGTATGTGCTCGAAGCTGACCCATCCTCTGCTAACGCTCTAGCTAATTCATCTTCATAATATAATTTCATTTGTTGAACTAATTGTGGTTGATATTTTTGTGCAAGATAAAATGCTAA